GGTTTTTTGAACTGGCATAAGACACCCTCTAACGGTTGGATGATGGTGTCAGTAAGCATTGGTTAGAGCAATGCAAGGCTGGCCGGCCCTGTCCTGACGCCAGTTATTTTACCACGCTAAAAGGGGATTTCCCAGACCCACAAGGCGCAGCCCCCAGGCTCATTAGCGAAAGCCTCGGGCGGGGCTTCGCCGAATTCAGCGCATATGCCATCGGGCCTGTAATGGTCGCAGGTATGGCAGACCATCGGCGGCTCTGCCTTAAGGGTGGCGCGGTAGTGAATCACGCTGGGGGGTTCTGGGTGTCTCATAAAAATGTCCTTTTAAGTACAGTAAAAAACTTGCCTTCTTTTTTGAATTCTATGGTGGCTGGTGGCGTCCCCTCTGTCATCTGCTGCGCCATCTGATGTAAGTCAACAGCGGCATAGTCCAGCGTCACGCCTGCCTGATGGGCAATGTCGGCCAGCAGCCGCCTGCTTTTTTCGCCTGCGTATCCGTCATGAGTCACTGCCAGGTATTCGATTACCGGCGGGTCACTTAGCCCCCCGTAATACGTCACGGAGAGCATTTCCCGGCCACTGGCGCGAGATATATGTTTGCGCCATGTCCAAGCGGTCACTTCCATGTCCACGCCCTCCACGCCCATAATGTCCAGATTGTGCAGTTTCAAGGCTGGCTTCACCGGCTCGGGGAATGCCTCACCGCAAGCCGGGCAGACCCTCACCGACAAGGCGCAGATTTCCTGACAGTGGTCACACACTTTCACCGGCGCTTCGCCCTGCTTGTCGCCTTTTTTTGGTGGCGCTCGGACTGCCGTTATCGGCCCGTGTTGCTCGACCACGCCAGCAAAATCTAACACCAGGCAATCGGTTTTACCCGGTGCGATCCGCAGGCCACGCCCGGCCATCTGCACGTACAGGCCGGGGCTCATAGTTGGGCGCAGCATAGCCACCAGATCGATTCCAGGAGCGTCGAAACCGGTGGTCAATACATTGGCATTGGTTAAGGCCCGAATGCGCCCTGCCTTGAAGTCGGTCAGTATCCGGTCACGCTCACTGGATGGCGTCTCGCCGGTCACGCACTCGGTGTTAATGCCTTGGGCTTGCAATGCGGTGGCAATATGCTGGGCATGGGCAACCCCGGCGCAAAACACCAGCCAGGATTGGCGGTCAGTGCCGAGTTTTATGATCTCTTGCACCACTCGGGCGTTCTTATCGGTCGTGTCCACTGCCGCCTGCAATTCAGCTTCAATGTACTCTCCACCACGCTTTTTCACCCCGTCAACTTCCAGCTTGGTAATAGTCAGCTTACTGCGCAGAGTTGACAGGTAGCCCTTGTGAATCAGTTCCTCGATGGATACCGGCTCGATCAGAGCGTCGAATATGGCGGGATCGTCGGTGATGTAGCCGTGGCCTAACCTGTACGGGCTGGCGGTCAGGCCTACGATCCGTAAGTTCGGATTAATTTGGATCAAATCGGATAGCAACATCCGATAACCGCCCTCGTCTTTGTGGCTCACCAGATGAGCCTCGTCAATGATAACCAAATCAACGTGGCCTATTTGCTTGGCCTTGGTTCGCACCGACTGGATGCCTGCAAAGGTTATCGGCTCCCCCAATTCTTTCTGGCGCAACCCGGCGCTATAGATGCCAAGCGGCGCGTTCGGCCAATGTTGGCGCATCTTTTCGGCGTTCTGGCTGATCAGTTCCTTCACGTGGGTCAGCATCAAAATGCGAGTCTCCGGCCAGGATTGCAGCGCGTCTTTGCACAGTGCCGCGATGATGTGGCTCTTGCCTGAACCGGTCGGCAGCACCAAACATGGGTTGCCGGTGTTGCCTGCTTCAAACCAGGCGTAAAGCTGGTCTATGGTGCGTTGTTGGTATTCACGGAGCATGATTCTTGCCAAGTAATTTGTGAATCAATAATCCCCAAATTGCACCGCCAGCAACCTTTGCCAAAAACTGGGCTGCCACAATTTGTGGCATAAGCGCACCAAAGGCAATTGTTGGAAACAGCAGAGAATCAACCGCAGCACCAGCTACATTTGATTTGGTGGAGCGTTTAAACCATGTCCCTGATGCTTTAATAAAAACACCCCAATCAATTACTGCGGCGGCTGTAAAAGATACCGCAGAAGCTATTGCAATCATCCCTGCTGCTGGATTAAGCGCATAGGTCAACAGACCTGTAGCGGCAATAAGACCACCCATCTGCCATGCCTTCAGTCTGGTGTGCAGCAAGTCCCGCAATGCGAGATCAAGTCCGATAAAAAGGAAGGCGTTAATGGGTGAAACCCACGGCCCCCACTGAGCGATTGAAAGGTTGGCAAGGGTCATTGCTGCTGCGTAAAGTGCGATTAGAAAAGGCATAGTGAGTCCTGTTTAGGTTGAGTTGTCCAATGGGTGGCTGAGTTGTGTGCTTCGATTCGGGCCGCAAGGGTAACGGCCCTCCAATCCTTGTCTGGTGGCATAAAAGTGCCTTTCCAAGCAGAATCAATACCAACATTACGACCAACGCTTGTGGAGTCGGCGGAATGAAAAGGTATTCTGGTAAAAACATCAGGGTTTAGCATCCGCAACCCGTGAAGTTTTGTAATTGGAAATCCATGTTGGTCTATGATTTTTGACAATGCTTCATTCATGCGATTCCACCAATTTGCAGAGCCAACTACGGCATATTCGCCTGATGACCCAATGCAAACCCGTGGAAAGGTTCGCGCCAGCCATTGAAGCCTGACAGTTGATTCATGCATATGCCAAACTGGTGCGGCCATGTGACTTGGCAATGGACAGTCGCGGACTAACGCATCATTTGCTTTTTCGTTGCCATCAATTACGTCGGGAATGACAAAAAAATCAAAGCCAGGTCGGTTCATATGGCTGGCAATCCACTTGTAAAACGGCATCCAATCAGTAATTGGTTCGCCGCCCATCCATGCAGAAAATGCGCCGTTGTCAAGTGCAAACGATTGGCACACCTCAATGGCAATAGGCAGTTGTTCAGGGTGGGCAAACGATACAAACGAATGCCGACCTGCAAGCACTTTGGCGGCAGCTGTCGCTGGCGTAATTGGTGATCCGTGATAGTGAATCACCCCACTACCCTCCCATCCCATTCCTTCCGCAACGCCATAACCTGCGGGTCGGCGTCAACGCAGGCGGCAGTGTTAGCCAACAATTCCTTGCTGCCATACACCCCTTCACCCGGCTCACCATTGGCAATGCCTTGTCCTTCAATTTCATAGACTGCAACCCAGTCGCTTAGCCCCTCTAAGCGTTTCCAGGGAACCAAATCGGGATGGATAACGTGGCTCTCGCAGCCGGTATGCTGGGCGTCTAGCGGCACGATGGCGTCCCACTTGGCGCAGTGCCAGGTTGAATCAGACAACGGCGTGATATGGGCGCAGGTGCGGCAGTTGACCTGCTTGGTGGTCTTTGAACCGTGGCAAAAGTCATGGCCTGCACACATCTTGCATTCAAACCATGTCGGGTCAGTGCTTATTGGTGGTGGCAGGCGGTCGGTCAGCGCCAGCCTTTGCCCCTTGTCGATTGCCTTTACCGCATGGTCACGGTCATACTCCAAGCGCTCGGTGTAAATGCGGTCATCGTCCTTGCACACGGCAACATACAAAGCACGTTTTAGGTCGGTGCCGTGCATATACACTTGCATCTGCGTGTAATGTGCAGGCTTACTCTTTGCCACGCCATTCTTCTCTAAGTCGTTGAATGACTTCAGCGAATGGGTCTTGAACTCCAGTACGTGTTCAGTCTTAGGCGCACCAGGTACGCCCTTACCGATACCGTCTAGACTACCCGATACATGGCTGCCAAAATTCACCCGGCGCTGGGTGCCTGACACGCTCATGCCAATGGCGCGGAGATCACTGATGATTTGCGCTTCCTCGTTAAAGCCACGCCTAAACAGTCGCAGGATCCTGCCTTGGAACTTCTCAACCACCGCCCAGCGGAACGACAGCCAAAGCCACCGTTCGCAGTGGTGGCCTAAAGTAGAGCAACCCATATGGGCGCGGGGCTTCTCAGTACGGGCTTCATGGGCTTGATCGATCAGGGATGTGATGGTAATATCTGGCTCAGGGATTCTCATGGTTGGTGTTCCTGTTGGTTGTTGTTGCTATATTGACCCCGCCGTTACAAGCGGGGTCTTTTTTTGCTTACTTCTTAGCCCAAGGTGGCGCAGACTTCGCCGGTGCAGCACCAGCAGCAGGCCCAACTGGTTTGAATGGCGCAACCGCAGCCGGTGTCACGCCACCCAAAGCGCGGTAGCCTTTGATCTCATTCCCGGAATACTCACCAGTCTTGACGACCAGCTTAATGCCCAAGTTGCCGCCGATCAGTTGGTCAGTGTCCTGCACCTTGGCAAGGCCTATGGCTCTCATGATCTCGCCAAGCTGCTGGCGTCCGATCTCTTCCGCCTTAGTGCTGGCGTTCTTGATGTTCAAGTTGCCGAACACCACCCGGCCTTGATGCGACGGGCCGGTGATGGTGTACTTGACAGCAATGTACTTGCCGTCTCCAGCCTTGGTGGCCTTGATCTCAGCGCCGGTAATTGAGGAGTTGTACCAGCCCTCAGGCAATGGCTCAAAGTTGGAGGTGGAAACGGGCAGCGAGTCAACGCTGAATTCTTCGTCGAGAAAAGCCATGATTATTCCTTTGTGATTGAAAAAGTGGGGCGTCCAGGGGTGGACGTGATAGCACCAAGCAATGGCCCGGTCACGGCTTCAGCAGCCGCGCCCCATGCCTTTGCGTTGATTTCTGGTTTCCAGCGAAACAAGCTGGAAAGGTGTTCAGACAGACCGGCTTCAGCAGCCAGCATTTGCAACTTGTCGGCGTCAATCTTTTTATTAATGCGGCCCTCAGTCTTGATGACGTAACCGTCAATGGCGTGTTTGACAGTGCCATCCAAGTCTTTAGGGATGGCAAAAGTTTCAACCATCAGGTCTTCCAGTTCCCGGCGCTCAGCCACGGCAGCGGCTTCGAGTTTCTTGGCGTCGAGCCAGCGTTGGTAAAGTGAGTTCATTGGGTGTACTCCAGTGCTTGCAGTTTGCTGATCTTTTCGTTGATTTGGTAGATTGACTTTGCAAAATCATCTTGCGCTTTTTGTTTTAACGCC